CCGGGATATATCGCTGAGATTGACCCTGTAATCGTAGTCTCCAGGTCGCGATTAAGTCACAAAGTTAGACTTCATGTCACTTAGTGCCTTTTCGTATAATTCCTCATCAGAGATGCGGTTTATAGGTCTAAGGAAGAGGTGTGTATCATTTGATATTACTAATTCTAGCATTTTCTTGAGAACCAAGAATTTACATTTTGTGGCCTTGTGCCCTTTACTATAATACTTGTAAGTATCTAGAGAAGGCAGGTTAGCCAAATATCGATAATCACCCTTTATCCAAGCGTCGTAAACGGTATACTCCGAGAAGTCAAAGTCGCTATCACCCGATAGAAAATCTGCCTCATCGAATGATTCCAAACCTAGGTATGGTTCCATTCGATTACTTAAGGCAAATACTAAAGGATGGTTCGCTTTTACTTTGAACCGCTCGAATACGGTTAAACGGATTTTATCATTTGTATCTTTACCATCAATTTCCCCTCGAGTATTCCTACTCTTGGGTTCCTTTTTGGTAGGAACAAGTGATAATCTCTTTACTTCTGACCAGAAGACTAAGTCTCTTGCATGCAAGAGATATGTTTCCTGTTCACTCTCAGATAGGTGAAGCAGTTTATCTGCAAACCCACCGAAAGGTACCTCCAGCAATGGAGCCTGGCCGGTTATCCTCTCAGGGAGAGAAAGTAAATCGAGCAACGGAGTCCTTACCCGTAAAGGTAGAGATTCGACTAATTGTTTAACCGCGGGGCCGAGTTTTAAGTCGGTATACCCTCGTTGTCGACACATTTTGACAAGTTCTAGCATTTGCTCTGGGAATTTATCTAGATGCTGCAGTAAGTAAACAGGTAAACCTGTAACCTCATTGCGCTTCCGGACAACTCTCTTTGCAAATTCGCCTGAACCATCAAATGATGTCGTACACTTGGATAAGGAGATATTAACACCTAAATCGCCAAGGATCTTATGGTACATACCATAGACCTCTTTGTTAGAGTCAACTGAATCATCACCTAACAATCCGTATTTGTACTTTTTAATGTTTAATTTGTAACAAACATAGAGTTTGAGTACGTGATGAGTAGCTGTTGATACAGCCCACGATGACAGAACACCCATAGGGTTTCCTGCATTGTATTTAACAGGAGAGCTACAACCGGTATTAAACCGCCTGTCGCTGATGATGGTTTCCCATCTTCTTGCCATTTCTGCACCGTGTACTGCTGCTACAACAGCTTTTTCGAGTCTTCTCGGAAAACGATCTGTAAAAGCAGTCATATCAGAACTAAATAAATTAGGTCCTAAAGTCTTTAAATGCTTTGGGATCGAGTCTTGACGAAATGTAAGGTCATTATTAACTTTTGCTAAGGCTTTCATAAAAGTCTTATGGATATTGGACAATGCTGCATTCGACCACCAGTCAGCGATCGCAATTATACGTGTTTTACACGCGCGATCTGCTAAAAATACTAGTTTAGAATGTAGCCATTCTCCTTCTATGTCTTCGTGTGCATCCATATTCAGCCATGAAATTGTAACTTTTAGTTGCTCTTTTATAGCCTCAAGCAGTACTGGATTTTCTTCTCGGCGTAAAGCCGTTAGATCAGCCAGAGCTGCAATGGACGCGGGTCCGTTAGGACCTGCACGATTTGACATAGGGAGGTAACCAACTTCCACTGGCTCTATATG